CCTAGCTCATGTTGGTTAGAGCAGTGGACTCATAATCCATTGGTGCCGTGTTCGACTCACGGGGGGCCCACCAAACACTATAATAACAATAACCTGGAGCTCAGGATGATCATAGAGATCGCAACAGCAGCAGCAATGTACCTAGCAGAGAATGTAACAGCTACAGCAGCAGAATCAGATATACCCCAGATGCGACCACGTGCAGCACTGTGTAGGGATCGCGACCCTGTGAAGGTTCGACAGTGTTTTGATCGCAAGCAGCAGCAGGAACCAGACCCGTACGCAGCTATGTGGGATCCTAATTGGATCAGCTCAGTGACACCAGTGAGAGAGGGTGAGCAGGCGAGCGGAAGTGCCACAGCAACCAATCCAAATCTTGGGTCATCAAAAGGCAGTGTGGCATCTAAGCCACACGCTAGATCAAAGTAGGGGTTGACATTTTGGCTGTTTGATGCTATACTGTTATTAACAGTTAGAGATTAGGAGCGAAACTAATGCCAAAACCCAGAACAGATCGTAATCATATCATATATGAGATCGTCACACCCATAGGCAGCTACATCGGCGTTACTGCCAAAACACAAACCACAGTATTAAAGAGTCTGCGTGCCAGAGCTGCCAAGCACTGGTATCGTGCTAGAACAGAGAGCAAGAGCTGGGCCTTGTGCCAGTACCTACGCACACTCAACGACAAGACCCAGATCGACATACGCATGCATGAGATGGTTCGCGGTAAAGCAGACGCACATGCTCGTGAGCGTGAATTAATCCGTAGCATGAACCCAGTTTTAAACACAGACAAGAGAGGAGCGTAATATGGGAACACCCTTGTACATGGAAATTGGTGATGCTTGTACCCTGGTAAAAGAGTATGCTGATATACACACGGGCGGGGACGTACTGGCAGGGCTCAAGGACATGGAAGCCTGTTGGGACGATCTTGACAAAGAGGACAGAGTAGCGTATACTATGTTCATGAAAGCGGGCCGTGAAATGTTCGCACCCAAAACAACCTAAGGAGCGCAGATGAGAGATTATACTGTACTAGCAGAGTTGGACCGTGAAGGGTTCAACGTTATCGTGGACAAGACCTGGGACGACCTGCACCCTCAGGACTCGTTTGATACCAGCATAGATCCAGACACTAACCAGCCCTACTATGATATCGAAGAAATGTGTCGCAAGATTGATCGGGGCGATTTGGACTGGTTCATGTTGCGGGTACGTGTGATGCACGAGGATGTAGAGCTAGCTGTGAGCTATGTAGGGGGCTTCTTGTATGAAGATGCCACCGAGGTGCTTCGTGATGGTACAGCAGAAGATATGATCTGGGAAACCGTTGAAGAAGCCAAGAAGCGAGTACCCATACTGATAGCAGGGTTATCGAAACTGGTTGACAAAGAACTAGTTTGATGCTATAATACACACTTACTAAGAGATTAGGAGCGAACAAGATGTCAACACGCAGCGCAATTGCAATCATGCACGGAGAACGTGCTAAATCAGTGTACTGTCATTGGGACGGGTACCTAGAACACAACGGCTACATCCTACAAAACTTCTACGACACTACCAAAACAAACAAGCTGGTCAGCATGGGTGATATCAGCAGCTTGGGGGCTGAGATCGGCGACAAGCATGACTTCGATGAACGTTACGACCCTGAAACCTATGCTGACACACGCTGTACATTCTATACCAGGGATCGCGGTGAAGAGACCACGTGGAAATCCTTTGGTAGTTTGGACGAAATGGTGGACTACTACAAGGGCAGTTGGTGCGAGTACTTGTACGTGATGCGGGACGGGGTATGGTACTATACTAGCCTGAACTCAGTGAACTTGCAGCCTTTGAAACCAGCACTGGATAAAATAGTGGTTGACAAACAGACTGTTTGACTGTATAATACGAACTTAAACAATTAACTAAGGAGCGAAAACTTATGCCAGCAATTATTGAAATCGTAGATGGTACCTACAAAATCCGCGGACAAGAAGTGTCCATGGCAGGGTTCCGCTTCGAACTCGTAGAAGGGTTCAAGACGGGTGCCCAGGGTGGCTACGTCACAGTTGCAGGGGGCTCAGTACAGCCTAGCAATGCGGGCATTCCAGATCGCGCAATCCGAATCAAATGTGAAGGTACCACTAGTTATCTTATGATAGCAGAGGGTGCCCCAGCCGCTAGAGTAGATCGCCCAGGCGTAAAGAGCCTAGAGCAGATACAGGTGTCTGATGCTTCAGTAGCACATGAGTCGGATGAACAGATCGTAGAACGTCTACGCTCACGCTTCCAGGTCCTGCAAGACATGACCCAAGCAGTGAAGGCTGGTACTGTCCGTGCTATGATTGTCACAGGCCCTCCGGGTGTGGGCAAGAGCTTTGGTGTTGAAGAAGTGCTCAGCAGACAGGATCTGTTTAATACCCTAGGCAACAAGAAGCCCAAGTATGAGATCGTCAAGGGTGCTATGAGTGCCTTGGGTTTATATTCTAAGCTCTACGAGTTCTCAGAGCGTGGTAATGTTGTGGTGTTTGATGACTGTGACTCTGTGCTGTTAGATGACCTGAGCCTGAACATTCTAAAGGCAGCACTGGATTCTTCTAAGAAGCGTACAATTGCTTGGAACACTGATAGCCGTATGTTGCGTCAAGAGGGTGTGCCAGATCGATTTGAGTTTAAAGCGGGTGCCATCTTTATCACGAACATCAAGTTTGAGAATGTCAGATCTAAGAAGTTGCAGGATCACTTGGCAGCATTAGAGTCACGCTGTCACTATATTGATTTGCAGATGGATACAGATCGTGAGAAGGTACTACGCATTAAGCAGATCACTGAAGACGGCATGTTAGAAACATACGACTTTGAGAACGATGAGAAGACAGAGATCGTTGACTACATCATTGAGAATCGTGCTAAGATGCGTGAGCTGAGCTTGCGTACTGTGCTCAAGGTAGCAGACTTGCGTAAGAGCTTTCCTATGTCATGGAAACAGATGGCAGAGGTTACTGTTCAGAAAAGGATGCATTAATATGGAACTAGGACCCAGCAGGACCTGCGAATACATTGGCCCTGAACAAAAGAATTGGCCCTATGTATTCTGTGGACAGAAGAGCATCGCGGGCAAGAGCTACTGTGCAGAGCACTACCACAAGATGTATAAAAAGGGTAGCAGTGCCACTGGTGCCAAGAAGATGGAGAAGTTAATTGAAAAAGAGTTGGCGGATCTCGAGCTACAGCAGTTGATAGCCGAGCAAGAAGCTGATCGGGAGGAAGTAAATGTTTAAGAATCTAGGAATTTTTGCGATCGTGGTACTAATGATCGTTGCAGTAATTCTAGGGCCCTGGGTAGTAATTTGGGCATGGAATACCTTGTTTGGAGCGGTGTATGCTATACCTTACACGTTTTGGACCTGGTTGGCGGTACTGATCATCGGAGTGTTCATTCGTTCAGATGTGAAGGTTACCAAAAAGCAGTAGAATGGTAAGATATGTCATTGACTATTATAGGCAATTGTCATATAATAATAACACGCTGAAGAATTTCAGCAAACTTTTAAAAAGGAAAAGGCAAATGAAATTTATTTCTAAAAACACGAAGACATTTAAGGTTTTCAACGCATTGTACAACGGTGCGAAGCTTACTCAATCACAAGCTGAAAAGCGTTTTGGTGTAGGCAACTTGGCAGCTGAAGCTTCACGTATTCGTCAATCTGGTTACGCAGTTTACAGCAACACACGTAAAGCTGGTAACGGTGTTCAGGTAACAGAGTACGTAATGGGCAAACCATCACGTGAGATCGTTGCTCTTGGTTACAAAGCTAAGGCAAAAGGTTACACTTTAGACACTATCTAAGGTGAACAGTTTCAAACACTGATCCGATTCGCTCCCGGGGATGAGTTTGGGGAAGGGCAGAAATGCCCTTTCTTTTTGACCTCATTTTCTGCCCCTTAAGCATGCGTGAGCACGTCCCTCGGGGTCCCCTGATTGTGGCAAAAAAGCCACAGCCCCTGGCACTCCTCCAACCCGGTTGACATTTTGGATAAATGATAGTATACTAGCTGTATAGTAAGAACTTAGGAGCGAGTATGCAATTCACAGCAGATCAAGTATGGGCCCTAGCAGTTATCGCTGATCGTATCAACGGTGGCTATCTCAAGGAACCCGTATACTCACGTAACCTAGATGTCGTCGAGAAACAACCCAACAAAGTGATGGTCAAGCAGTGGCTCCGT